GCTGGCATCACAGATGGTTCTAACTACGGTGTTGGTTCAACAGGCGTGACAGCAGCAACTACATTAACTTTCACACAGTAAGTTAATATAATAAATTAAAGGGTTCAGTTTTTACTGGACCCTTTTTTTGTGGCTATAAGTAATACTATGTTTAGAATGTTTACTATGGTCGATATAACAAAGACAGGTGCCCGTCGAGGAGATGATCCTTTTGCTGTAAAACAACAACAAAATTATCTTACAGCCGAGAACACAATTAGTATGCGTTCTAATCCTATTATTAAAAACCTAAGTATTGAGCACGACGAGGACATAGATCAAGATATATGGATATTAGATTTTGATTTTGAAAATGAAAATGCTCACACTATTGAAATGCTTGAAAACGATTTTGATCTAATACCTGTTATTCCTATAAACAATTATAATGCTTTTTTGACAAAATCTGGCAAAATTAATACATGGTTTGAGATAAATAAAATGTAGAGATACACTTAGGCATTTAATTAGGTAAACGAAAAGGCTATTTCCTGTCGTAAATGGAGTAATTAATGTCGACATCTCAAATCGAAAAAGAAAGTTTAGAAGCACACGTAGATTTGTGTGCGTTACGCTACGAGCAATTTGAAAAGCGTCTAAGCAGTGTTGAAGGCAAGCTCGACGGTATTGCTGATCAAATGACAGCAGGGCAACAAAGCCTAGTTAAAGTAATTATTGGTGCTGCTGGCACCATAGTAGCAGGGCTACTATCAACTATTGTAGTAATTATTCTACAACTATAAATTTCCTGATAAATAACTTTATGTTGGTAAGAGACTTATATGAAGAACCTGTGATCGAAAAACAGGTATGGGCACGATCTGGTAAGAAGGTAGTGCGCAAGTATCGTTGCACTACAGGTAGACGCAAAGGACGTGTGGTATCTAAGATGAGTCAATGCTATGCTCCATTAGATATTAAGCAAAGTGTAAGATTTAAACAATCAAAACGAAAACTAGGCAATAGGATGTCTCGTAAAGCAAGAAGAACTAAAAGGACAAACCCTGCTAGTAAAAGATTAAAGCAGTTAAATAAAAGAAGATGAAGTTCAAAGAGATCATAGAAGGCTACACACAGGTATGGGCTCGCAATAACAAAGGTGGAGTCAAGCGTAAGTACCGTTGTACCAGTGGACCTAAAAAAGGACGAGTGGTAGCAAAGATATCAACTTGTAGCACTCCTGTATCTCAAAGCAAAAGCACAGCACTAAAACGCACCCGTAGATCAAAAAGCAGTTTACAAAAAGTTAGACGTAAATATACAATGAAAAGACCTACTACCAAAAGAGTATATAAACTAAACAAGACAAGTGTTAAACCAAAAAGGCGTAGATAATGAGATTCGAAGAGTTCACAACTGAAGAAGAAAGAATGGATGAAATCCTTCCTCTCATTCCTGCTATTGCTGGCGGCGTAGCAAGAGCAGCAGTTGGAGGCGTAGGTAGACTTGCCGGCAAAGCAGCTTTAGGATTAGGTAAAGCAGCAGCAAGAGGCGTAGGCAAAGCAGCAAAAACAATTGGTAAAGCAGCAGTAGCACCAATTGTAAATAGAAAAAAAGACGATGAACCAGAACCAACTAATCCAAATGACACAGTAGGTACACAACCTACTACACAAGAACCAGCAATTCCAGCACAAAAGACAGGCGCGGCTCCAGCCACACAAGGTGCTGAACCAATGGAGCCACAAAAACTTATCAAAGGTAAAGATGTAGAATTACCAACCAAAACCCAGGGCGGACTAGAAAAATACACTGTAACATCTACAGATGGCAAAACAGTAACTATTAAAAAGAAAAATGCTATGAAGGGCGAACCAGAGCTCAAATATAGCCAAAAAGATTTTGATAATATGGTATCCGCAAAATGAAGTTAAACGAACTAATAACAGATTTTGAAATCTTTATAACCAATGAAGAGAAACAGTTGGTTGACAAGATAACAAATCCGTGTTATATTGATATTTTTACTGAACGTGAATTACAAGTAATTGACAATCTTGTTCGTAAAAGTATTTTGTCAAAAGTCAACTACAAGGGAACAATTTTGGTGGTAGGAAATGAAAAGCCTTAGCAGCACAGCAACAGAACTAGAAACATTAATTAACAAAGTATTGCCACAATACAAGTTACCCTATAAGAATGGGCGTAATGTTGTTATTGGTACCATGCTAGTGCGTCCTAGTAAAAAACATGGCTTTGTTATTATTGATAGAAAAAACAATTCTACTGTAGATGTAGCATTTACTAAAGCAGGAGCAATAGCACTAGCAAAATGCTATGACGAAGATGGAAATAATAATTCACAGTTAAAAAAGTATGATCAAGATGCCAATAAACATCTTTGTGATACTATATTTTTTAGGAATATTATGAATAAAAGCAAAGATGATGATAAGATAGAAATAGCAGAAACTAGATTTGAAATTAGTATGATGGCATTTGAACAAATATCTAATCGTCTAGAATCTTATATTATGAAAGTTTAATGATAAATAATATTAAACAAACCCAGGAAAGAAAACATGAACATTTCAGAATTCGCACAACCAGTAACATCAAAAACTCTTAATGAAAGTTTGGCCAAACGTTTTGGTAAAAAAATTAACCTAGAGAGTTATACTTTAGAACAATTACAGAACGCACGTAATAAAATTCGTACACAACTTAGTCAAGTTGAAACAAACGAAAGTTTTGATGCTGTTCACAATGAAACATATCAAAAAACAAAATTGATGCTTGACGTATTAAACGCTGAAATAAGTGAGCGTGGACATGTTGAAATTGAAGAGTCACAAATTGTTGAAGGTGCTGAAGATCATGCTGAATTGGTTATGGCAGCAAAAGAAATGGTTGACCGTCTAACTGGGTGGATGGAAGACACAGCTGAAATGCAAACTGAAAGCATGTTAGAACTAGCAGATGCTATCCGTGATGAAATGGGTGCTGAAGCAAGTGAAGCATTTACAAATACAGTAAAGCCTGGACTGGATCAATTATACACAGCAATGGAATCAACACGTGAAGCTTTAACAAGTGGCGTAGCTCAAATCACAGGTGACGAAAACGCAATGCCAACTATGGGCGATGACGACATGGGTATGGGTGGTGACATGGATGATATGGATATGGAGCCAACTCTTGATGCTGAACCGACAGATGATATCGAAGGCGATGATGACTTTGGAGCAGATGCTGCCGCAGCAGGTGGTGAAGAGCCAGAAGAAAGAGCCAAGCGTGAGAGCGTTGATCCTCGCAAGCTAGGCAAAATGCTTTCAAAAAAAAAGTAACTGAAGCAGTAACAACTGATAAACTTTATCAAGTGTTAACTCTATTGAAAGATAGAGGCATGAATGAATTTACTCTTGAACAACTTAATCAATATATGATGAACATAGGCCGTGAGCAGTTTGACTATGAAACGCTCAAGGCAGCATATGACAGCGATCCTAGAATCAATGAAATTATCAAAGACTTTACACAAGATACTATCGAATTGAAAACAAGCGAAGTTGACGATTTAAAGTTAAAGAAGAAGCGCAGAGATAAGAACAAAGTTAGCACAATGGCAAAGAAAGCAACTGATGTTGGCGATAAACTATAGGTTGACTTCTGGACCTGATCCAATTATAATATAAACATGACATTGATAAACCCTAAGTACACCTATGCTAAACTCAAACGTGTTGAAGTAGGTGGTAAGCGCCGTTATGAAACTCCAGGCGGTCCTCCAGTAGCAAGTGTTACAACTATACTAGGCGAGACTAAAGACAAGACACACCTTATCGAATGGCGCCGTAGAGTAGGTGAAAAGAAAGCACAAGAAATTACAACTGAAGCAGCAGGTGTAGGCACAAGGATGCACCACTACTTAGAAAAGTATGTTGAAACAGGAGAATGGCCACAACCTGGTAGTAATCCTTATGCTCAACAAGCACACATGATGGCTACACAAATTAAAACAAGTGCTATGGATGATGTAGATGAAATATGGGGCAGTGAAGTGCCATTGTATGTTCCACAAATGTATGCGGGTACAACTGACCTTGTAGGAGTTTACAAAGGACAGCCTTGTATAATGGACTTTAAACAAACTAACAAGCCTAAGAAACTTGAGTGGGTTGAGGATTACTTTCTACAACTAACAGCATATGCTATTGCTCACAACGAAGTACACGGCACTAATATACGTGAAGGACATATCTTTATGTGTAGTAGGGCAGGTGAATACCAGCAGTTTGATATTTGGCCACACGAGTTTGACGAGTGGGAGCAGGAGTGGTGGAAGCGTGTCTATCAATACTATGAGAAGTTTGGCTAAATATATAAAAGATCCTTAGGAGTTTTATAATGGCCGTTGTACAGATTTCTCGTATACAGAACAGACGTGGTAGAGAATTAACAGATGTTGGTATTCCACAATTAGCATCAGGTGAGATTGGATGGGCAATCGACACACAAAAGATGTATATTGGTAATGGATCAGTATCTGAAGGAGCGCCTGCTGTAGGCAATACAGAAATACTCACAGAGTTTTCAGACATATTCAGTTTAGCTGATACTTACACATATAAGAAAACAAGTAACATTTGGGGAAGTACATCTCAACATACTCAAACATTACTATCTAAGTTAGATCAAACTGTTACAGTAAAAGACTTTGGTGCGGTAGGAGACGGGCTTGGTACTGATGATACTCCAGCATTCCAAGCAGCAATTGATTCATTATATATTAGAGCATTAGTAGCAGGCGATAAGGCAGTGTTGAATGTTCCTCCAGGAGAATACTTTTTACAAGACACAGTCTATCTTCCTCCACTGGTAAGTTTAAAAGGCTCAGGTGTAGATAAGACAATACTATATAACGCACTTGATTTTGACACTGTCTCGTCTGCTCGCAAACCAATGTTTAGAACAGTTAATGGTAACGCTCAACCTGGAGTTTACACAGGCTTAGCAGACACAGTGTCTGTGACAGCAGCAAATACAACACAAGCTCGTCATATCTATATTGAAGACATGTCGCTCAATAATAACAGAGCGTCCGAAGTCTTTGTTTTAGATGAATGTGCTAGAAGCACATTTAGAAATTTAAAAATTACAGGAAAATGGCCAGAAGGGCAAGGTTCAGGGTTTGGCGGCGCAGACTATGGAAACGCTAGTGAAGCAGATATATGTGCTTTTGAATTTATCGGGACTTCAAACGCACAATGTATTGAGAACCGTTTTGAAAACGTAATGATAAGAAATGTTTATGCTGCCTGTCGAAGCACTCATGATTCCAATAAAAACATTTTTAAAAACGTAGATGTTAATACTACGGCTGTAGGATTCCAATGGGGTATAGGAAGTTTAGCACCATTAGATGGTTTCTCAACAGGTCCTAGTTCTAATATTATCGAAGATTGTAAATTTGATTTAGTGAGTCAAATTGGTATAGAAATAGAAAACGGTGAATATAATAAAATTAAAAATAGTTATTTTTACACAGTTGGCAATACTAGTGGTGATGCTTTAGGCGGTAATGACTCGAATCCAGACAATCCAACTGGTTTTGGTTCAGAGGCGTTAGCATCTCACAATATTATTTTGTTTACCAATAATTTTACAAATACTAGCGAAAATAATTATTTTCAAAGAACGGCTCAACTGAGTCCTCATAGAAGTTCAGGAGATAGCACTATTCTTGATCCTTTTCTACTTACGGATTATATTGCTGAAGTCGGCGGCAAAGTAACCTACACAAACTACAACCAAACTGAACGTCCTATTGGTTACACATTAAATGATGTAGGTGATGATACGGTTGACATTATAAAATTGCCGTGCTATAATGATGGTACTGTTACACTTTATTACCAATATGAAGGTGAGAGAGTAAATGGTACAGATCCAGACTTATACATTAGACAAGCAGGTACAATGGAATTACATTTTTTAGAAGGTGATAGCCAATTAACAGTTTCGCAGGACTTTACGTTCCAAGGTGATGCTGCTTATAGTGATCCTAATTTTGCGTTCTCGGCTCTTTTAGATGAGATAGAATCAAACCCAGGCCAACGTAGTATTATTATACAATGTAAAAATTTATTTCCAAGTACAAATGACAAGTTTAATTGGTATTATAGTGTGAAATCTAGTAACTCAACAACTGACATAAATCCTTAATACATGTTTGATAAAAACCCTGAGGATCGGCTTCGTGCCTGGTCTGATTTTAGAAATAATTTAGAGAGCGAGCCTGACCCTTTTACATGTGCGGTCAAATTATATAATATGGCTCCTCTTTCAGCATACAGCATTGACCCAGATAGTCCTAATAGCTGGCCTAATCCTTGGGAATTGTTAAATGAAAACGAGTATGATGAACTGGGATATATACTTGGTATTGGATACACTTTAGGGTTAACTGATCGTTTTTCTGAGTGTCCAATTGAGATACATATAACACAAGACAAAGAGAAATCCCGCCAGTATTATTTGTTACACATAGATGATAAAGTTATTGGATTCGATAGACAGGGTCCTGTTTGCCGCAAAGAATTACCGACCACACTTTTTGTCGAATCAATACATAAGCTACGGCTTGACTACTAAATAGAAATTAAAAAGGATAAGATAATGATTCAAGTTACCAAACGCGATGGACGCAAAGAAACTCTCGATATTGAAAAATTACACAAAGTTGTTTTTCACGCATGTAATGATATTACAGGAGTTAGTCCAAGTGAGGTAGAAATCAAAAGTCAAATCCAATTTTTCAATGGTATGAAAAGTAGTGAGATCCAAGAGACCCTTATCAAAGCAGCAGCAGATCTTATCAGTGAAGAAACACCAAACTATCAATATGTTGGCGGTAGACTAATTAACTATCATCTACGCAAAGAAGTGTATGGTGGCTATGATCCGTGTCACATTAAAGAACTTGTAGAGCGTAACATTGAACTTGGTTTCTATGATCCAGAACTTATTAATTATTATGACGACGACGAATGGGAAAAGATTAACAATTTTATTAAACACGAGCGTGATGAGAATCTAACCTATGTTGCTATGGAACAACTTCGTGGTAAGTATCTTGTACAAAATAGAGTTACAGGACATATATTTGAAACACCGCAAATGTGCTATGCTTTGATAGCGGCTGTACTGTTCGCAGACTATGACAAAGAAACTAGACTTAAATGGGTAAAAGAGTATTATGACGCAGTTAGTCTACATGATATTAGTTTACCTACTCCTGTTATGGCTGGCGTTCGCACGCCACAACGTCAGTTTAGTTCTTGCGTCCTTATCGAATCTGATGATAGTCTTGATAGTATCAATGCTACTACTAGCAGTATTGTTAAGTATGTAAGTCAAAAAGCAGGCATTGGCATCGGCGGCGGTAAGATCCGTGCTATTGGTTCACCAGTGCGTAAAGGCGATGCTTATCACACAGGCATTATTCCATTTTATAAAATGTTTCAGTCGGCAGTAAAGTCATGTAGTCAAGGTGGTGTGCGTGGCGGAGCAGCAACTATCTACTATCCAATTTGGCATTTAGAAGCAGAAGAAATGCTAGTGCTAAAGAACAACAAAGGCACAGAAGAAAACCGTGTGCGTCATATGGACTATGGTGTACAGTTCAACAAACTAATGTATGAAAGACTTATTACAGGCGGCGATATAACTCTTTTCTCGCCTAGTGATGTACCTGGCTTGTACGATGCTTTCTTTGCGGACCAAGATAAGTTCCGTGAGCTATATGAAACAGCAGAACGCAACACAAGACTAAGAAAGAAAACAGTAAAGGCAAGCGATTTGTTTAGTGCTTTCATGGAAGAGCGTAAGAACACAGGACGTATCTACTTACAGAATGTAGACAATGCTAACGAGCATGGTAGTTTCTTACCAGAGATAGCGCCTATTAGACAATCAAATTTGTGTGCTGAAATTGATTTACCAACAAAACCGTTGTCGTCGTTTGATGATCCAGAAGGTGAAATTAGTTTGTGTACATTGAGCGCAATCAACTGGGGCAACATTAAACAAGTAAGTGACTTTGAAAGAGTGTGCCGTTTGGCAGTGCGTGGACTAGATGCTTTGTTAAGCTACCAAAACTATCCTGTCATAGCAGCACAACTCAGCACAGAAAAACGCCGTCCGTTAGGTGTTGGTATTATTAACTTTGCCTACTGGTTAGCAAAGAACAATCTTGACTACCAAAACATAGACAGTGACGGATTGGCATTAGTAGACGAGTTCGCTGAAGCATGGAGTTTCTATCTAATCAAAGCAAGTGCTGACTTAGCAACAGAACAAGGTGCGCCAAGTGGTAACATGGAAACAAAGTATGGACATGGCATTACACCTAACCAAACATATAAAAAAGATGTAGACGAACTAGTTAAACATCAAGAACGTATGGACTGGAAAGGATTGCGTAAGCAATTAAAAGAAACAGGTATTCGCAACAGTACACTAATGGCACTTATGCCAAGTGAAACATCAGCACAAATAGCAAATGCCACAAATGGTATTGAACCGCCTAGAGCCTACATTAGTGTAAAACAATCAAAGCATGGTGTTCTCAAGCAAGTAGTACCAGAGTATAAACGCCTAAAGAACAAGTACGATTTGCTATGGGACCAACAGTCACCAGAAGGTTATCTAAAGATAATGAGTGTGCTACAGAAATACATTGATCAAGGTATTAGTGTAAACACAAGCTACAATCCACAGTTTTATGACGATGAAAAGATTCCAATGAGTACGATGCTACAGCACATGTTGATGTTTTATAAATACGGTGGGAAGCAATTGTATTATTTCAACACACATGACGGACAGGGAGAACTTGATGTTAGTAAGATGATGTCAAAAGAATCATTGCCTGAATTAGAATCAACAGTTGAAGATGATGAATATTGCGAAACTTGCGTAATCTAGTTGACAACTAGAATAAATTATGCTACAAATATAAAAAAGGATACACACATGAGCGTTTTTGATACAACGAACAAAACTGATCACACCAAAGTTCTAGCGTTTCTAGATCCATCGGGCGGTCCAACTATTCAACGTTATGATACGTTGAAATACAAAACATTTGATAGCCTAACAGACAAACAGCTAGGATTCTTTTGGCGTCCAGAAGAAGTTGATATCTATAAAGATGCTAAAGACTTTAAAGCTCTCACCGAACATGAGCAGCATATCTTTACAAGTAACTTAAAACGTCAAATTTTATTAGATAGTGTACAAGGTCGTGCTCCAGTTGAAGCATTTGCTCCAATTGTATCCTTACCGGAGTTAGAAAACTGGATCCAAACATGGACCTTTAGTGAAACAATTCACTCACGTAGCTACACACATATTATCCGTAACGTCTACAGCAACCCAAGCAAAGTGTTTGACGAGCTTATGGACATTGAAGAAATTGTAGACTGTGCTGGAGACATTTCAAAGTATTACGATGACTTGATTGAACAAAGCATGTGGTACAACTTGCTGGGTGAAGGTACCCACACAGTCAATGGCAAAAAGAAAACAGTTGATTTATATGAACTAAAGAAAAACTTGTGGCTTACATTAATGAGCGTAAATATTCTTGAAGGTGTTCGTTTCTATGTGTCATTTGCGTGTAGTTGGGCGTTTGCTGAACTGAAGAAGATGGAAGGTAACGCTAAGATTATCAAGCTGATCGCCCGTGATGAAAACTTACACTTGGCAAGTACACAGATGCTTTTAAAAGTACTAAAAACAGATGATCCAGACTATGCTAAAATTGCTGAAGAAACAGAAGAAGAATGTATTCAAATGTTTGTTGACGCCGTTGATCAGGAAAAGGCATGGGCAGAATATTTGTTTAAAGATGGTAGTATGATTGGGTTGAATACAGAGTTGCTAGGACAGTATATTGAGTTTATTTGTACTCGTAGAATGAGCAATGTAAATTTAAAAAGTCCATACAACCAAAAAACAAATCCTTTGCCGTGGACACAGAAATGGATCAGTGGCGCAGATGTTCAAGTGGCGCCACAAGAAACAGAAATTACAAGTTACGTGTCAGGGGGTACAAAACAAGATGTGGGCCAAGATACATTCAAAGGCTTCAGCCTATGATAGAGATATGGGGTAAGGACAATTGTATATATTGTACTAGAGCAAAAGCTCTATGTGAGACACGAGGCTATACATTTACCTACAAAATGTTAGGAACAGATTTCATGCGTGAAGAAGTTCTTGAAGAATTTCCAGGAGCAAGAACCTTTCCACAAATTAAAGTAGGTGGTAGGGCTGTTGGTTCTTATAATGACTTCGTAAAATATTTAGAAGATACAGGATACAATGGAACTGGGCATAGTCTTTGAGTTTTATATTTCATAGTACTGAACAAGACGGCGTTTTGTTTTACTTTCATAAGTGCGGAACTACAAATATTACTACACCAATGCCTGATAGATCAGTCTATAACTTAATTGGATCTAGTGTTTACACAATGAAAGGTCAAACTGCCTACGAACACTACGCCATGCGCTATGTAAATTTTGATCAAAAGAAATATGTGCTGGTAAGGCATCCTATGGAAAAGTTTATAAGTGGTTACCATCATTATCTATCGCTAATTAAATCTAATCTTGATAACAAAAAAGAATGGATGTCAAAACTTTTAAATAAGAAATTTGGAGAATATGATATTAATTTACATTGTGAGGCAGTCCGTAAACTGTCTGTATTAAATGAAACTTATGATCATGATTACGGCCATCATTGCTTAGACTTTTATCTACATTGTGTAGAGGATATGGGAGACCATATAACAGACGACATGGAAGTAATTAGACTAGGTGGCAATTACGAACAACTTAAAAATACATCGTTGTATGAATTATTAGAAGGTAAACATAAAAATCAGACGCAATCACATATCAAGGAATCAGCTCCTTTGAATTGGACACCTGAAAGTTATAATTATATTACTAAGAAGTATAAGAAAACTATGAAAAGACTAGGATACAAATATGATCATTGAAACACCATACAAAGCAAACGATACTGTTACTATCAAAACTACAGGAGGCGATGAAATTGTTGCCCGGTTTGTAGAGGAAAATGATAAATCAGTTACAGTATCAAAACCCTTAGCATTAATGGCAACACAACAAGGCATGGGACTTGCTCCTTATGCGTTTACCATTCCACAGGATAGCAAAGTACACATAAATAAAAGTGCTGTTGTATTCATTTGTAAAACTGATCCCGAAATGGGCAAACAATATATGACAAGCACCACAGGAATTCAAATGGCTTAGGGGTTTTAATGGGCGGCAAGGTTGCTAGAAAAACAGATACTACTACAACAGGACATAGTTGTGACACTACAACTACCCTTAACAATGGTCAAGGTAGTGTGTTTGCGGAAAACCAACTTGTAGCAAGAATCGGCGACCCTACGGTATCACATGATGTTCCAACAGTAATTCAAACAGGAACGGACGAAGACGGCAATCCAACTTTTTCAACAGTGTGTCTGCCTCATACAGGATCAGTAACAACAGGCAATGGAACTGTTTATGCTGTTGGCAAACTCATTACATTCCTAGGCGAAACTGTTTCTTGTAGCAGCGGATCAATTACAAGTTCAGCAAACACAGTTTACGTAGAAAATTAATCACTTGACATTATCCATACTTGTGTTATAATGAAGCACAACTTAGGCAATTAGAGAGGCATTTATGAAAATTTATTTAGATATGGACGGCGTTATAGCTGACTTCTTTGGAGGACTACAGAACTACTATGGTGTAGATCATTGGAAGAACTTACCAGATAAAGAAGAAAGCATTTGGGCACTAAAATACACAAACTTCTTTGATACACTTGAACCATTTCCAACAAGTGCTAGGCTTGTTAACACAGTAAGAGAACTTGCTGGTGATAATTATGGCATTTGTTCTAGTCCGTTGCGTGGAGATAAGGACAATAGTAGTTACTGGAAGCGTGTATGGTTAACAAGACATAACTTTTTGCCAAGCCGTGTGCCAAACATTATCTTTACTGGATACAAACCAAAGTATGCTATTGAAGATATTACTGGTATGCCCAACATTCTAGTTGATGATAAACCTAGCAATATTGATAGTTGGAAGGCAAAGGGTGGTATTGGTATTAGATATCAAGCTAACGAAGATAGTGTTGATGATCTAATTGAGAACTTAAGAACTTTATACGTAGGTGATTAGTGGAACAAAAAAACTTGCACGAACAGATAGTTCTTGCTTTTGACATTTATATGAAAGAAAGTGAGAAGTTTGAAAGCGGAGTAAAAGCCTCTGCTGTTCGTGCTCGCCAAGCCTTATTTGAAATGAAAGATCTGCTTGTACTTCGAAGAAAAGAAATACAAGAAAAGAAAAGAGAAATGTAATAAATACAGTAGAGGATAATAAAATGGAAACACTTTCAGATTTAAGAAAATATATTTTGTCAAACTACGGTATTCAACCGCATGTGTCTAATGATGATGAATTAACGTACAGAGCAATAACCTTTTCACGTAAAGTTACACCAGGTGTTGGTTTCCATGATCCTGGAGACATGTGGGCAGTTAGACGCCACGGCAAAACAGAAGATTTTATGAGAACAGAAGAATTAGAAAAAGCAGTAGATGCGGGCGGCAGCCTTTTGTACTGGTTTTTTCCTGAAGGCTCTTAATTCAGTGTTAGCGCTCTATTGTAACATTTTTGTAAATACATTATGTTGCGAAATGATCTCAAAGAAGAATACCGCATTTTCTACATGGTGAAAGGCCACCTCAACGCCTCCCCTGAAACAGTATTGGACAGCTATAACGGCTATTTTAAACGCCTATGGTATGATGGTGGCGATGGCGCACCCCTTTACGATTACAGTGAACAGTTCGAAGAAGCATGGAGTAAACACAATGGTCTCGAAACAATTTGAAGCTTTAACTGAGGACGAGCTACAGTTTATGGAAAAACTATTGGCCGAAGCATTAGGTAAAGAAATAGAGCAAGATAAAACTTGGCAAAATAAGAATGGATATTCTAGACCATTTCAAAAACAGCGCAAAATACTGAACTGTCTTAACGCAATCAAATCACAAAAACGAGTACAAAAGTTACGTGCTACTAAATGGTAATTAAAGGTTGACAACCTTTTAATTTTATGTTATAAATAACCTGTAGGCGTTATAAAGCGTATTTGGACTCCGGGGCGGTACCGGACGCCTCCACCATAAACACATTTACTGAGTGTGTTTTTGATGGGGGCGACATAGGATTCGACAGGTAGGCTAGTTTACAAAACACAAATGCAAACGATAACTTTGCACCATCTGGATTTGCCTTAGCGGCGTAATCACAGGGGGTATGGGTTCCACCTAGCAACAGAACGGGCCTGTTTTCCAACTAACAAGGGAGAAATATATGTTAGAAAAACTATTTGGGTTGTCAGCAGCAGGAACTACTGTAAGAACAGAAGTAATGGCTGGTTTAGCAACCTTTCTTACAATGGCATATATTACTGTAGTCAATCCAGCTATTCTTTCAACTGAAGGATCAGGTATGGGTTTTGGTGCTGTGTTTACAGCAACCATTATTGCCGCAGTAATTGGCACATTGATAATGGGTCTCTGGGCTAATTGGCCAGTAGCACTCGCACCAGGTATGGGACTTAATGCGTTCTTTACTTTTGGTGTTATCTTTGGTATGGGATATACCTATCAACAGGCACTTGCCGCTGTATTTGTAGCTGGTATTGTGTTTATTGGACTTAGCGTAACACCAGCACGTAAGTATATTATTAACAGCATTCCTAAGTCTATGAAACTTGGTGTTGGCGCAGGTATTGGCCTGTTTCTTGCCATTATTGGTTTGAAAAATGCTGGCATTGTAGTTGACGATCCTGCTACACTAGTAGGACTTGGAGACGTAACTAGTTGGCCAGTATTGCTAACAGGTTTAGGCTTTGTAATTATGGCAATCCTAGACAAGCGTAAAGTTCCAGGCGCAGTGATTCTTGGTATTCTAGCTGTATCAGCTATTGCTTGGATCACAGGTATTGCGGACCTAGGCGGAGTAGCTGGTGCTATTCCAAGTCCTGAACATGCCTTTAGTATGGACTTTAGTGCTCTATTTACAGCAGGATTTATTGGAGTTGCTTTTGCCTTTTTGTTTGTTGACTTTTTTGACACAGCAGGAACACTTACAAGTGTTGCTAACCTAACAGGAAAAGTTAATGACGATGGCGAAGTAGAGCAAATTGATCGTGCTTTACTTGCTGATTCAGTAGCAACTACAGCAGGTGCGTTAGTAGGAACATCAAACACTACTTCATACATTGAAAGTGGAGCAGGTATCAAAGAAGGTGGTAAGACAGGACTTACAGCAGTAGTTGTCGCTATCTTGTTCGGTGCTTGTTTATTCTTAGCGCCACTAGCACAAAGCATTCCAGCTTATGCTACAGCGCCAGCACTAATCTTTATTGCTACATACTTTTTACGCAACATCGCAGATATTGACTGGGATGATGTAACTGAGTATGCTCCAGCAGTATTGGCAGCAGTGTTGATGCCACTAACATTTAGTATCGCACACGGCATTGCTATTGGCTTTGTAGCTTATGCGCTAATCAAAGCATTAAGCGGTCGTACAGACGATCTAAATGGCGGTAGCATTGCTATCGCAGCTATCAGCGTTATCTATTTTATCGCTGTATAATGATAATGGCCGGCTTTGATAAATCAGAGTCGGCTGTTCTTTTGACTAAAGGAAAATATTATGCCTTATATGACATCAGCAAATTTATTTGAAGTCGGAGACTTTATTAGCCATGCCGGAAACAAACTTGCGTGGAAGATTGAATGTGATGCTATACGACCTGAATGGTGGGACGGACTAGCACGTATGATAATGGACTACCAGACGGAGCCATTCAGCAAGGTAGTTGGAATACCAAGAGGTGGACTACCATTACAAAGTGCCATGGAAAAATATGTAACGCCAGGCGATCATCCTTGGATGGTAGTAGACGATGTTTACACAACAGGCACAAGTTTTAGAGAATTCTGTACTACAAAAGATACAATGTTTGCCTATAAGTGGACTATCTTTGCTCGTAAACCAATTGAGTATAACGAGCCAACTGATATCAGAGCATTATTTACGATGCCTGCTACAATTTAACACACTTCGGCGGGCTTGACTTTTGTGGTTTATCCTGCTATATATTAATACATACACACAGGAGAATTATTATGAAAAAAGTTAAACCCATTGGTTGGGCAACTACAATATCAGAGCTTGTAAAGATTCCACGTGAAATGTGGGACAGTGTAATGACAGTAGAAAAGTCACCACTACGTCACTTAGATCCTATGGTAGGACACATGATCTTCCAGTGTTTATTTTTTATCTGGAGTGGCATCTTTGCCCTAATGGTAGGAAGTTATATGGCGTTTGGAATTAGCGCAGCCTTTCATTTACTTTTAATTAGTGGTATTACAATTACGGCTGTAACATTCCGCCAAGCAGAACGCAACCCTGATTCATTAAATGAATTGGTAAAGTCAGGTCGTAAATATGATGGACGTGCAAATGGTGGTGAGCATGAGTGAGCAAACCAATTATTGTACGACAAAGGGATTGCTACCAGCATTTCTTATTATCATGTTTTTTATCGTAGGAATACCTTTCCTTCTTGTTGACAATGCCAAATATTGTAAACAAAGTATTATTCCTTGTTATCCTTGGGTAACACCTGAGTAGAGATGTGGGTAGGAAGAGATAAAGAAGGCAAACTTATTTGTATGTCTCCACGTAGATCGGAGGCATACGAACTTGCTGAAGCTAAAGCTGGCAAGGATAATTTTGTTGTAGAAGAAGCGTTAGATCAAGCAGAGCTGTTTGAAATCTATCGTTCATATTATGGAACACGGTCAGTATGACAGATGAAGTTAGAGCTGCCGCACAGGCAGAAGCAGAACGCACATTTGAACAGTTCATGATGTGGACAAAAAGAGTAACACTATGGAGTATATTCTTTTTGTTAGTTGTCGTTGTTGGTTGTAACAGCGGCGTAGAAACTGGACCTAACGCAACTGGTTCAGGTTATAATGGGGAACAATATTCTCCATCAAATCTCAATGTAAAGGATAAAAAATGAAGTATAGAATCGCAGCAATAGGCGCATTATTTGCGTTATCGTTTGCTTTACCAACAGGTGTGTTGGCAGCAGATATGACTATTGACATGTTAAACAAACGTGATGACGGTGCTAAGATGGCGTACAGCGAAGACATCGCACGTATTGATGTAGGCGACACCGTCACATGGGTACCAACATCAAAAGGTCACAATGTTGAGTTTATCGCAGGACCAGATGGTTGGGAAGCACCAAAGAAATCCAAACTAGGCAAAGAATATGCCTACACATTTGATACACCAGGTGTGTATTTGTATCAGTGTACACCACACAAGTCAATGGG